AGAAAGGAGCAGAAGGTGTCTAAGTCCATAGAAGAAAGTTTCCGGGTTGCATTAGAGACTGTGGAAAAGCAAATAGAAACCAAGGGTGCCGCAAACAGCGAAGACGTTGAAAAGCTGCAAATGTGGCGGGCCCTCTTGGGCGTTAAACACGAAGCCGAAAAACAAACGAGCGCAAAAAAAGTTGGGTAAACGGATAATAATAGAGTTGGACGAGGATGACGCAGAAGAGGTCATCTTCCAGATACAAAGACTCTCGGAGCTATTGGAAGCTTTGGATTTCGATAGAATACATGATCTTCTATCGAGGCTGTCAGCTCCAGATGAGGTGCCCAAAAAGGCCAAACGGAAGTCGCGTGGTAGTGGGTAGCGCCATACGTCAGGTCATCCGTCGCGCCATTCATAGCCAATAAACTCCACATCCGCGCCTCACGCCACGCGTCCATGTCTGTTATTTCCTCCGGGCGACCATCACAGAAAAAACTAAACTGGCAGCGATGACGAACGGGCAGGTTGCTTGGTGAGTTAGCGTAGGTTGGTCCTTCCATGACCACGGCACACGGGTCAGAAGGGTAACGAGGGTCCGCCACGCGGTTTAATACCACGTGAGCGACCGCGCTTTGTCCCTGAGCCGGCTGATTCCGCGCTTCAAAGTACACTGCCAGCGCCACGCAGAGCATTGAATTAATCAATGGATAACTTCGCTGATGCCTTCTTCCGAAAAAAAAATTTCGTCAAGGCAGTCATAACAAATGATCGATTCAATTTCAGCGTTCTCTTCTTGCAGCAGCCGTACTAAAAAAGGTTCTAACTCAAAAGCCTCTTCGCACCTAGAGCAGACGTGTATCCTATTTATCTTCACTGGTTCCACTGCGCGTACCTCTGTAGATGTAATCTCTAACGGTGTCTATCGGAACGCCAAACTTAAGTGCAATCCACTCTATCTTGCGTTTTTCGACAAACCTAGCGTACCGTATTTGATCTACCGTGTCTTGAGGCCACTTTACCGGGCGTCCCATCTTAGCCATGCTATACTCCTTGGTTTAAAGACGCACAGATTATACTTTGTTTATGTAAAAAACAAGTTGCGCTTTGGTTTTATATAAGATTAGAATGTGGGAACAGGACAAAACAATGGACTTAGATAAACTTAAGCGCGATATGTTCAACGATCCGCAGCTCATGTATCTCAATTCCATGGCCCCGGAAGAATTAGCCGAACATTTAGTTGAAGTACATCGGGCTATGATGCAAGGAGAATATGGTATATTTGGATACTTATACCGACAACAGACTTTAAAACTTCGGGAGCGGTAGGTCTCCCGTAGCATGCCCCAGCGGGCGGTGGGCAGGTTCGTTAAACACCCGCAGCTTGTGACGTAGATTCCTTGAACTAAATTTTTTTAGTTTTTTACGGGCACACGCCGCTTGGCCCACGTCACGGGCCACCTTAACAAGGAGTATAAAATGGGAAAAGACCCCGTAATGGCGGATTTAGATCGCTACTTAGATTCACTAGAAGAAGACTTTGTCGATGAGTTCGACAGAAAACGAGAACGAGATGAATATCTCGCTGACCAAAATGATTCCTCGGAGGAATAACATGACCTTAAAAGATAACTTTGACAACCACGTGTTTATGATTGCTCAGGCTCTTGTAGAGTCCGGTAAGCACACGAACCATTACGACCTAGCACGTGAGGCCGCCTTGATAGCCGAAGCCGTCACAGAGGAAGTAGACAGGATTTCCGACAATGCTTATTTAACACATAAGGCCGCCTTGAGGGCTTTAGCCGAAGAAATGGAGATTGCCGACAATGCCAGAATATGATGACACGAACCGCGGCGCTTTCTTCCGCAACAAGAAGAAGACCAAGCCCAACCAGCCCGACTACCGCGGCCCGCTGAACTACAAAGGCGAAGAGCTGGAACTCGCTGGATGGATAAAGACATCCAAGAGCGGCGATAGTTACATGAGCCTTGAGGTTAAAGAAAAAGAACCCTACCAAGAAAAAACGTCTGCCCCACTGGGGGACTTTGATAAGGATTTGCCCTTCTAATGAGTAAGTTTTCACGCGCCGATAACGGCAAAGGCAAAGGCAGCAAAAGACGCCCGCAGTCAATCCCCGTAGAAACTTTCGGGGAGAACTGGGCGCGTATCTTTGAAAAGAACAAGGCGGAAGAGAAACGTAAAGCCGACCTACAACGGAAAATTGACGCGGAGAGTCAAGAAGATGATGACTAACTACGCCATCCCCCGTTCACCCGTACGCACAGTGGATGAAAAGAAGTCCGTTGGGCAACAACTCCAACGGGATATTGACGCTTTCTTGGCCAAGGGCGGAAAAATTGTAGTCTATCCAACAGGGTTTAACTCAGATGACGCCTTAAACCCTAAGACCGGATGGGAAAAAGAACTTCGTAACGATCCGGAGAAACGATGAAAACTCGAATTCACGTCAATCAGCACAACATCCGCGCCAATGCCAAAGGGGCGGACCTGCCAGTACTCACGGTTAAAACTTATAAAGAAAATGTTAAGTGCAACAGGATATCTTTAAGGGGGGTTATTATGGCTGTTGAGTTATTGCACATGGATTGCATGGAATACATGAAAGGGCTTGAGGATAACGCTTTTGAGCTTGCGATTGTGTGATACAATAAGTGCTTAGTCCTTACGAGTGTAACCATATGAAAGAAATTAGCGATATGCAGATAGGCAAGGCGGGAGAATACCTTGTTTGTGCCGACTTGATAGCAAAGGGCTTTATAGCCTACCCCTCAGAGCAGGGGCTACCGTATGACGTTGTTATGGATGACGGCTATAAGCTATTGAAGGTTCAAGTAAAAACCACTAGAACGCACAAGCAGAAGCCCCAGAGGGTGAACAATAATAACACTTACGCGTTTAATATTAAAAGGTGCGGGAAAGGAAATAAATCATTTCATACTGATACAAGTTGTGACTTATTCGCGCTTGTCGCTCTTGATGCAAAAATTATAGGCTATATGCCTAACTCAGATATTAAGCAAACCATGTTTTTTAGGGTTGATAGCATGCGCGGCACATATCGGGATGAGGCAATCAATACGCCGGTGCGCGGCAAGTATTTGTCGGATTTAAAGGTTGGAGATGCCCTATGCCAAATATAGAGTTTTTCAATGAAGACTGCATGTCCGTTATGGCTCGCTATCCTGATAATTATTTTAACCTTGCCTGCGTTGATCCGCCTTATGGGATTGGGGAAAGCGGAAAGACAAACAAAAGTAGGGTCAAGTTAGCAATAGCCAAGGATTACAAGCCTTTTGCTGGAGATGATCTAAGCCCGCCTAATAAGCAATATTTTATAGAACTGCAGCGCGTTAGTAAAAATCAGATAGTTTGGGGGGCCAATCACTTTATGCAAAATATTGGGCTGGGCTCTAGCTGCTGGATTGTTTGGGACAAAATGACAGGGGCTAGTGATTTTGCTGATTGCGAGCTGGCATACACATCATTTAAAACGGCTGTTAGAAAATTTCAATTTCAATGGAGCGGGATGCTACAAGGGAATATGAAAAGTAAAGAACACAGAATACACCCAACACAAAAACCCGTAAAACTCTACGAATGGTTGCTAAAGAACTACGCCAAAGAAGGCGACAGAATTCTGGACACTCACTTAGGTTCAGGCTCTAGCGCCATAGCAGCGCACTACGGCGGCTTTGACTTTGTGGGCATGGAGTTAGACGAAGATTATTACAGGGCGGCATGTAAACGCTTTAATTCAGAAACGGCTCAATTAGGCTTTGAGTTATAGTAATTAAAGTTATTGTTGCCAAGTCGTAAGCCGAGTAGTAAGATTGTTGTGTATTACTTATTGTGAGTAATCAGACTTTGTGTGGGAATGCTCAGGTTTAGGTTCCCGTTTTTTAAAGCACTATCCCTGTTGAAGCGGGGCTAACAAAAGAGTGGCTATGAAACCATAAATAGCCTTTTTAGATTTGGTCCCTTGGGAGCCTTTCTAATCGTTCAAGATTTGCCGCTCGGGCTGCTTCAAACCGAGGGACCAATTTTAAGGAGGTTATTTTGTCAGGCTGGATTTCTCTACAAAGATCAATGCAATCCCATTGGGTGTTCCAAGAGTCAGACTTACTCAAGTTTTGGGTGGCCTTGCTTATGGAAGCTAATTGGGAGACTAAAACCAAACTGTTTAATAAGAAGCTAATCACTGTTGAGAGGGGCCAAGTTATATTTGGCAGGAAGGTATGGTCCGAGCGTTTGAGCATTTCTGAGACTAAGCTAAGGCGCTACATTGACATGCTAGTTAATGACCACATGATTGACCAGCAAACAACCAGCCAATACTCAATGATTACGGTGCTTAACTACGAAAAGTACCAATATAACAACCAGCAAACAACCAGCAAACAACCAGCATATGACCAGCAAACAACCAGCGAACGACCACACCTTAATAACTTAAATAAAGATAATAAGTTAATAAGTGTTAATAAACACACTGGACGTATGGCACGTCCTACGATTGATGAATTGATAATAGAATTTGATTCACGAGTTATAGATCCTAACCAGCAAGCTGTATCATTCTTAAATCACTACGAATCTAATGGCTGGAAGGTTGGCAAGAATCCAATGAAGTCTTGGAAACACGCTGTAACGACTTGGATAACACGAGGCAAGGCAGATGCAAAAGGTAAACAATTTAGTCAACCAGCTAGGCAAACAAGATCAGAGCGGTCAGACCAGGCAGCAAGAGAATACATCCAAAAGAACCGTGTTCTCTACGGCATGGAGGAAACTTGAAGCTATGAAGTATGTTCACGACCCTATTGGCTCGACTGATTTTAAATATTGGGAAGCGTCCGTATTGGCTGACTTTAGCGAACAGGATATCCAGCGCGGAGCTAAGAGAGCTGAGGATTGGAAAGGGTTTATGGGGCTGGGAGACTTTAGAGGATTGTGCCGAAAAGAGCGCAACCACCTTAGCCACAGCCAGTTCAAAGCATTGCCACACAAGGCGATGGAAGGAAACGAAATTCAATTAAGATTACGAAAAATGAGAAAGGAGCTAGGATTATGAGCGGAGGAATAAACAAGGTAATCATTATCGGCAATGTTGGCAATGATCCAGAAGTTAAGCGCATAGATAACGGAAACGCTGTGGCTAACTTCTCAATTGCAACGAGCGAGACATGGAAAGATAAGGATTCCGGTCAAAAGCAAGAGAAAACCGAGTGGCATCAAATAGTTGTTTGGGGTCGATTGGCCGAGATTATCGAGCAGTATGTGAAAAAAGGCTCAAAACTTTATTTGGAAGGCAAGCTACAGACTAGATCCTAT